ATATTTCCTTTTCGGAAAAATACCGAATTATCGATGTTACTACTTTCTTTGTGCACGACCAACATATTACTCAATCGACTATAACCCATTACTTTGCTGGCATCCGATCCAAGCTTTGCATAATTATTTTCCGGAAAATACGTAAAATCGTCGATCTCCGAATAGAAATCATAGTTACAATATGCCTCATTGCCACTTACAAACAGCCGATTCGTTCCACCGTCAACATCATACAAAATACCAAACTCACAACCATTAATCTTTAACGCGCTCTCTTTCTCATTTTCCCAGCCAAACTCAATTTTTACATTGTCTTCGCCAAGTTTAGGTGTTTCACCGGGTGCATTCGTAAAAGTTACTCTTCCGCTTTTTCTGTCCACCGTTAATCCATTACCTTCGTCTACACGTCTCCACAGATTATCTTCCTGCAAAATTTCAGCCCAAACTGCCACATCTTCACACAGTTCTTCCTTATCTAATTGAAAAACCTTTACATTGGTATTTGCATTATCTACATAAAAATGATTCATGCGCTTTTTGGTAAGTACATTTCCTTCTTCAAAATCAATTCCCCCCGTACCATCCGGGTTACAACTGATTTTCGTAGTCGGCACATAAGCAATCTCTTCTACATTTTTCAACACATACTCCTCAGCCGCATCGTCAAACCCATAGCAACAATACCTTTTGCCATCTAAAATCCATATTTTTTCATCAAATTGTATCCCAAAACTTCTCTGATCATTCATACTGTCATCAATTTGCACAAACACTTCTTCTGTAACATCATCGGAACTTTTTAAATTTCCCTGTTCATCCCTCTGCCATACATATAGTTTCGTACCGGCATGCACTAAGATATTTTCCCCACTCTTATCTTTCAATGTAAATATCCCATTAATTCGATCGTCTAATTTCCCTTGCAACCGATATCCCGTACGTTTTACCGGCTTCCCCGCCAAATCGCTGATCACATTCACCGCATACGGACTTCGCCCCATATGCACACTCACAGGCGAAGATGCAAAATCCACACCGCGAAAGCTATCCACACGAGCTTGATAAACACTCTTACTACTACCGAAATTTACTCCAAGGCCCACCTTATCACCTCATTAATAATAATCTTCCATCGCCATCCATCTACCCTTTAAACCATAGATTTTTTCATACTCATACTTATTGTTAAATAGGTTTGCTTTCATTGCATCATCATCTGCAGTTGCCAATAAAGTACATACGCCCCAAATCATACAACGTCGAATCAATTCCTCATCATACTGCAAAACATCGTCAAATCCCTTTACAATCTGCGGTACTGTCAACATATTTTTTCCTTTACTCAAGCGGATCCCATTTTCCAAATCCATACATTCGGCCAGCACTCCATTGACCATCGCTAAAAATCCGCTACGCCACACTTGACAACTATTTTCGTTTTCGCCAAACATACCGCAACAAAGCTGAAATAATTCCTCAACCTTCATCCCAATCCCCCCCTTCCATATATATTTAACGGAAGGGCTCGTGCCCATCCGTTAATCCGCCTTGCTTACGCGCTAACTGCTACTGCAGAAGCAAACATATCATCCTTCACTGCATATGCCTTAATCACATCACCATTGGAAACATTTTCAATCGCACCGGAATATACTTTTGCACTCTTACTATAACGAGGATCTGTACCGTCAACAGTATATTTAATTTCCGCATTTTCCGTATCACTGGTAATTATCGTTGTACTCTCTCCTACCGTAATAGTTGGTTTCGCACAAATATAGGCAGCATCAACCAGCGCATACACACCCATTGCTTTCGCACCTAATACAAATGCATCAAAATAGTTTCTGCCTTCCAGCAATGCGCCATCTAAACCCGGCACTTCATGCAAAACACGTGCAGTTTTAATTTTATTCGGCATAATTACAGAATCTTTATATGCGACTAAAAAATAAGTATTTTCCGGGAAATAAGAATCCGGCATCTTTACCACACGCATATCCGCAATCTGACCTACAACACCCTTTGTCAAATTTTTCTCCATCAAAGAATCTGCACCCATAAACTCTTTTGCCTGACGTAACATATTGTAAACACTTGCCTTAATATACAAGAATCTGTTTTCAGCAGGAACCATCTCATTATCCAGCACAGTCGCTGCTGCAAAAATATCGCCGATAATCGTATCTTCTGTCGGTTCTGTAGCAGTCCCCGCAATCGTACCTGCCTGCTTGATAAATTGCCCCAATGCATATTTATCCATCCACGGAACAACTTTTTCCGCAATTTGAATATTTAACATTTTCCCCGCTTCTTTAATCATCATCTGGTCATTATTATTACCTTTATCAATGGTAATAGAAAAACCTTTATCCTGACTCATCACCAACTCTTGAACACTATCTTCCATTTCAATCGGTGTACCAAAACGATTTACCGCCGCAGTTCTGTCGTAATCAGTCAAATCAACTGTTTTCGGTGTATAAATCACCAAACTTTTCACGCCTGCAAAATCATACTCATTAGAAACATTACCTGCCAAAAAAGACGCTGCGGAAAATCTCTTTGCAATTTTATTACTATACTTACTCGATAAATTTAAATTTGTCATATTAAAATCCCCCTATTTTTTTACATATTCTTTACTCATTCTCACTATTCATTTTTCGTTTCTTACATTCCAAATAAACTTTTTACAAACACATCTTCATGCGCCTCACCATTTGATTTTACACTGGGTGCCGCTTTCCCCCTGCCATTTACCATCTGTTGCATAAATACATTCTCCAGTCTTTCCACTTCAGCCATATATGCTTCCCAAGCCTCTACAGGCTCCATTCCTTCTGCCAGATTCAATGCAAACCCCCGTGGCAAACGATCAAATCGTTGAAATTTCCTTACTTCCGGATACTTTTCAAACAATTCTAAAAAGCCATTTTTTCGTTCCATACCCTCATTAAGCATCACCTCCATTCCTTGATTATTCTTCTTTAAAATTTCATTGTTTTCCAAACCTTTCGGCACAACAACATTTTCATCAATCCCAGCATTTTCCGTTAATTCCACTCCTTTATCTCGCGCATTTTCATATGCTGCACCTACATTCGCCAATCGTAAAATTTCTTGTATTACATATTTTCTCATTTCGTCTTGCTTTTCTGCTCTATTTCTCATCCTATCTTCACCCTTTCTTTTTACGTCAAGCCCAATCTTGCAACCACATCACTTGCATTCATCCCGGAATCCTTATCTTCTTTCGCCTGCTGCAACGCATCCATAATCTTTGCTTTATTGCGTACATATCTATCAGGAATCTGTTCCAAATACGTCAACGCATTCGGTATCAATCCATTTACCAACATACTATCTAGTGTACGAATCTGCATTAATTCACTCCAATAATTGCTTGCACCAATATCCACCTTTAAACTAACATTCAATCCATTCAAAACAGCAAAATCAAACCAAACTCCTTCTTTTCCCGTTTTCGTACTTACAAAAACCTGTCGTAACCCGTAAAATTTTCCCATAAACTCTACAAGCACACGCACAAAATCTTCCACAGCCTGATAGAAATCCAGTTTTTGCAATTCTAATGGTTGAGCCGATGCCTGCTGTAATGCAATGATTGCACTGCTGTTATCCGGTCTTACATTACCCAACGCCGCATCATACACACCCATACTATCTTTCGTCAACTTAATCGTACTATCTGCCAAGCCGATTGCCTGCGCATTCATCCCACTTGGCGTAAAAGATGCAAACACCGCTTGTTGCGGATTACCATTTACCGCAATCGCTTGTCCGATCTTATTGTTCCATTTCGGCACCAAAGTCGCATCATACAAAAGCTTCGGAAAAGCCATATTTTTCACATATTCCATCGACATCGCATAAATCTTATTTACAAAAATCTGATTATTGATTTTACCGGTTACCGGCGATACCCCATGACAACAATTCTTATCCTCTTCCCAGCTCATATATACCAACGGATATTTTCTGATCCCTAAACATTGCGGTTCTTCCAATACCACATTTCTGGTACAACGCATCCACCAAACCGCACCGTCTACCTTCCAAAACTTTGTTGCTACCGTAGTAAATTCATCTTCCAAATACTCATCATTATAAATCCTGCCACTCATCGCACCGTCAGGCACAATCCCTTCCCAATCACTAACATCGTCTGCTTTGGCCTCTTCACGCAACTCCCGCGTCAATCTCCTTTGCTTAATAATCACAAAAGGTTGTTCTTCCATCATCGATGTCGACTTGTCACCAAAGCAAATATCCGTATTATTCACCAACTCTGCCTTAATCGCGCCATTCATCCAGCCATCGCCATCAGCATTCTCATCCCACCACATATACAAACAACTGTCTCCGTCAATCGCACAAGCACGCAAAAATTTTCTACTCAACCACCCAAACTTCACCTTTTCCAACACATGCTCTATCTCCGTGCGTACCACCTCTTCCAAAGCACCTCCGGAATCTTTTTCCACTCCATTCATCAGCATTACATTCACACCAATATCATCACTCACTAGCATCGACACATAATAATTAATAGCAGGCTTGATAATATTAAATACAGGCTTATCCAAATCAGGAGCCCGTACACCCTCCCATTGCTTATCATGATAAAAATTATTATTGCGCTTAACATTCTCAAACAATCCCAAACTTTCCTTAAATCCATCGTCACGATCCAACTCCTCAAAAATCCCTTCACACGACACGACTATATTTCCTCTACTTCTCATCTTCACAATCTCCCTTCTCTTTGCCATCATATCCCAGTAAATTATCCCATTGATATAATAATCTTGGTTCCAACTTTTGTTCCGCCTTTGCTCCCGCTATATGCACCTCTTTGTTTTTTTTCATATACCTGCACCAAAGCCCCAACAAAATCCAACCCCAAATCACCAAACTACAACACAATATCCCAATACTGCCCAATATAACCTCTACCAACATCTTCACTCAACCTCCAAAACTGTAAAAATCATCCAACCCATCTTCTTCCTCTTCTTCTTCCAAATTTCTACCAAGCTGTTCCCCGTAATCGTGAGCGATCGGCCGCCACACACAAAAATATCGCAATGCATCTACCACATGTGTCAACTCATGGGGTTCTTTTGCCACATCTTCTGTTTCATCCTTTTCAAACTGTACCATCGGCAAACATCGAATCAATTCCTTACAATCATCGAAAATCTTTAATCGGCTTTCCTTTTTCCCATTACGTTCAAACACGCGAAGCCATTCTCGCACATTAAACCAACCGCTAATCCTATCGCCACGCACCTTTGTCAACACCAATCCACTTTGCGCAAAAATATCCGCCCTACATCTCCCCGATTCCTGCGACCTCCCCCATAAATCTCCCGGCGCCAGCGTGCACAACACTTCATCATCATTATGTGCAATTATCCTCCTTGCCGCCTCGCTCACAATCAAGTTTGACATGCAAAGCTCATCATACACATATCCATTTCCTCTGCCATCCAACGCAATCCACAAGCAAGCCAACCTATCCAGTCCATAATCAAAAACCCGAACCTTCACCCATTCTCTCGGAATCGAAAACTTTTTTATCACATGAACATCATAATCAAACTCACTAAAAAACTGCCCCGCAAAAACATCCCAATCACCATCCAACCAAGCACGCCTTCTTGTCTCCGGTAACGACTGCAACTGCACAATATACTCGGGATTCTCACGCATCAGTGCCTGATTGTCATATACATTTGCGCGAATAAATACATAATCATTAGGGTTTTCTCCTTCGCGAAACTTACGGTCCACAAACAATCTTTTTACCCATGCATGCCCCACTCCGCCGGGATTACAAGTCAAATAAAATCGCTTGGGAAAATCATTCACCCCACGAATACAAACTTTCAGTGCATCAAACACATCCTCCGTAAACTGCGTCGCCTCATCCAAAAAAATTACATCAAACTCCATGCCTTGATATCGATCCACATCGCTACTTGACCCACAATATCCAAAAAATATCATCGATCCATTTACAAACTTTAACGACTTATCCAACTCTCGAAAAAAGCCAATCCCCAAAGCATCCTTACATAGTGGCCGAATATGATTTTCTCTTAATTCTCCATACGTCTTACGCACAATCAAAATCCTAATCCCTGCATATTTTAATGCCAACAGCAACGCCTTTCTTCTCACTGCCCAGCTTTTCCCTCCGCCCCTAGCGCCTCCATAGGCTACATAACGTTGGGTCGCTTGTAAAAATTCCTTTTGCTTTTTACTGGGTATCCCCAAATTCAATCGCATAACTAACCCTCACATCTACTCACTTACTCAGCTCATCAATTCCATCACCCAAAACCACTTCTATCTTGCCATCTCCGACATATTCCTTCTCTCCCCACAAATCCGGACGTCGATTCTTTAACCAAAACAATTGAGCACTCACATTCGGCTCCACCACTTTATGCACCACCTTCGTAACCACCAACTCCCCACTTTTATCCAACTGCTCAGTTACCTCCTCTGTAGTAAATCCGACTGCGCGTTTAAAAAGAGCATTTTCCACTTTTACATCTGCCACCTCTCGCCCTTTCTTTAATGCTTCCTCAATTTCCGCATATCGCTTCCGCCAACTGTATAATGTCGATACTCCTATCCCCATCTTCGAAGCAATCTCATCGAAACTCAACCCATCTCGGCCCCAACTGCTCAACATCTCCAAATTTTCTTTCTCAAGCCAGCGCTCTATCTTCGCCATAACACCACCCCCTTTTTCTCTTTGCTTTCTATCTATTTTTCGTACTTATTTTTAAACTGTCGCAATGCACGTACATGCAATCGCTGTATTCTTCTTCTCGAATAGCCCATTCTGCTCTCAATTTCTTTCCAACTTAACCCTATCAAATACCTCAACGTTAATATCAAATGCAGCTGCTCATCTTCCACCTTATCGATCGCACATACAACCGCATCACGCCTCTCATTCAGCATTCGTAATTCCAGCACCAGCCTATTCCGCAACTGTTCCGCCTCATCATTTTCTCCCAAAACCATAAAACGAACCAATTCTTCACCCTTTGCAATACACAACTCATTCAACCAACGATAATTCTCCAATACATTTTTACTCACGTCTTCTTCCACCCGCCTTTGCCGCTTCCACACCGACCATTCCATATTTTTTCATTTCTTCCAACTCACGTAATCGCTCATTACGAATCGCTTTCCTTACACTCTCATCCTTAATATTCACAAAATTCGGACAATTCATTATAATTGGCACATCTTCCGATATGCCTCGCGCATTTTTAATCTTCGCCTTACGATAAATCGCGCCTTTTGGTAATACCAATTCAGCATCCCAACTGCAACGATACCGAACCGGTGCTCCGCTTCTCGCGCAATCAAAACAAATAGAACCGCATTCTCCCTCTTCCTCTATCCCTTTCGAAAAATCGAAAGAAGGTTGCTTCACTAATATTTCATTCATTTCTTTCGCCTTAACCACCCTTTTTCTTATCAATGACGGACAATCCACACCTGCTTCCAAACAAGCATCTCTCCAACTGCCAAACTCTTTTGCCGCCATCTGTCTTACTCTGCTGTTCACATTACAAGATTTTGCTAAACCATTATTCTCTTTTGCGCATATTTGTATCTCCCGAATCAACCATTCTCGACACATTTTTTTATCTTCCGTCATATTTTCCTCCTTTTGTCA